CATTTATTTAAATAGTAAACAAATAAATCTGGCGTGGGAATTTCTCACGTTTGAATATCTAAATACGGTAACCCCACAACACGTTTTGTATATAAACGGCAACTGTATATCTGATTTAGTTCCCAACCTACAGCCACTTTAGCGTTCTCAAAATAACTTCTATCGTTTAATTGGGTTTCAAGGCCATATACCTCAGCAAACCCTAATTTAAGTACCCTTGGAGTGGTCGCTGTATCGCTAGGGTCTTGTATTCCACCATAAAATTTCTGCATTAAAGTATTAAAACCAATCTTTTTAACATTCCATTTTAGATTTCCAGACTTAATATTTCCTGGATCCAATCGGACTTGGACATCTTTAGTAGCCCCTAAAACAAAACCTGGCGGTGGTTTTTGGGTCATATCATTAAAAAATTCTGTAGAACTTGAATGAATAACACCTAAACTACTATAACTTATAAGTGGAACAAAAAATGGAGTAGTTACAATTAACTTACTACGAATAGGCTCAAACCCATTCATCCACTTAGACGTACTCGTATATCTCTTACCTATAAGTGGATTACAGTTATTAACATCTATATTGTTAGTACCATCGTCATTCTTAGTACGATTCTGTATAACAATATTACTAAAGAACCCTAACTCGCAATAAATCTGTTCACAAGCTATAGCACCATTATCGTTATAGACACCCTGGCCATTCTTAAATTGGGACATCCCCCAAACAACAAATTCATATTGTCCATCAGTATCAACACCCGGAACGGTTACAATTAGATTAACTCTAAGATTTCCTTTAATAGCTATAACTAAATCCATCCATGTATCAGTCACAGGGATAGCTCCATCATATGTCATTAACTGATCATATATTGGTACTTTCTTAACTTTATACCAAAAATAAATCTTATCCGGTATTGATACCAAACCTTGCAAACTACGTTGAACTTGATCTTTAAAATTAACAATCTCATAATCAAAACATTTTTTAGCCAAATATTTAACAAGACCCATTATTACTACAGTTAACGTATTTTCAAATCCCATAGCATGTCCTATGTAAACTGTCTGACGAATATCAGCCTCAGCAATAGATCCACGTTCTATCTTAAAGATGGCTCCTTGACTAGCCATCTTTTTAAATTTCCTATACTTCTTACGTTTAGGCTTGCCAAATTTACCAACATATCTACCAACTTCCCTTTTGTAAAATTTACGTTCTTTAGGCATCCAACGTTCTGGACTAGAGCTTCTCCTTTTCTTAGCAGTTTCTGTTTCTGAATTTGACCTTTTTCTTTTTCTTTTTGTCGCAATATGACTACCTACAGCACCACCTAGCGCTGCTGCAGCGGCAGCACCAAGCTGCATTATCCTTTTATTATTCCTAGTAATAGCAACCATAAATAATAAACAAAGAGAAACCTTAACCTAACATAACATAAAAATTTGCATCCTTCGTAGCAAATATCCTCCGGTCTAGAAGGTAATACTAGGACCGGAGGATGTAGACCCTAACCTAAGTTATGGTACGACGCAATACTCCTGCAAACAGAAGAATAGGCTTCAAATTATTGTACGATTTTTTTCACAAACCCTATCTTTGGCCTAATCAAATAAGAAGAATTGTTTATGAAAACACTAATATTAATAATCGTGAACGTTTTATACTTTATGTATTTTTACTCAACAACGGTTTCTCGCCTGATCATGCTCAACAGCTATTTGAAACTTTATGGATTTTAGATAGGGACTCACAATCCCAAATAAATTATTTAAGAGCTGAATGGAATAGAGGCTGGAAATATAAATCATGGGAATGTATCGCCCAAGATCAGGGTAAATACCGCCCATCAAAAAAATATTGTAGTAGTGAATGGGCAAGACAAAATTATTTTCACACAGATACTGGTTCAAGTGATTCTGAAAATGATGCCATAAAAGCTGAATATGATATAATTAAAAAATAAACTTAATTATGAAGTAAATTTATTATATTAGTAAATCGCCTTCTAAGTGCAGATTTCGTTTCAATATCCAATTCCTTATACCAATCACTAAGTTCGAGATTCGAAGTAAAGTACCATATCTTAGTGTTTAAAAACACTTGGCATCCTTTAACTTCTACAGCGCAAGGATAACGATCAAGCCATTTGAGAAGGTGGCTAACCTCTATTAAACCACGAAATTCATCAACAATTATTATTTCTTGCCCTTGATATCCATCCCACCATTTGGTGGTTGGCGCTTTAAGATAATATTCTTTACCATCCACTAAGTCGAACACAGTTCGAGATTTACCTGTGCCGGTGGGACCCCAGTACAGATGTACTTCCTGAGGTCCTCTTGCAACCGGCATTCCATAGTCAACAGAGATTCTCTTTAACGAGGAGTAGCATCTAACTACAACCTCGGCAGGGATATTATCCAAGCGTCCCTGCTTCGCCTCGGCCAGAACAAGCGCCCAATCTGTTTTGGAATTTCTTCTAAAAGGGAAATCACCATGTTCAAATCTTGTCCCAGCAACAGAGCTCTCTTCCTTCAGGCAGTATTCTCTCGCCTTCTGGCTCTTAGCCGGCTCACAATGAGCCCGGCCGCCGAACATTTCCCGCACACGGGCGAGCGTCGTTTTCTTCCTAAGGCAGCAAAGTATCTGCCAATGTTCATACCCCGTTGTCGGAGCCTTCTCCAATTGGCCGCAGACATACATATAATCTTCTCCCCAGTCTTCCGGGGGGCTCCAGGTATCTTTGGGAATTGTGAGTATCCAATATCTAAACTGGGTGTTGCGTCTGCCATTACTCATCCAACAAGCAAAAAGATCACAAAGTGAAAAAGAAAATAGACTATAGGTCATTTATTTAAATAGTAAACAAATAAATCTGGCGTGGGAATTTCTCACGTTTGAATATCTAAATACGGTAACCCCACAACACGTTTTGTATATAAACGGCAACTGTATATCTGATTTAGTT